CGCTTTAGACTTTAGTTCCAGAAACTTATCATGTTTCTTTTGCTGTAGGTCCTTCAGCTTTTGCAAACGGATTTTCAGTTCCATCTGATTTCTCCTTCGTAATTAAGGCTCTCTCAAGTTTGAGTTTGCCAATCTTTACTTCTACAAAAGTACCTTGTTCTCCTTTTGCAGCCTTCTCTTCGGTGTCGTATTCTTCTATGTATTCAAACAAACAACTACCGATATTCCTTTTTTTAATCATATTTTTACCTTTTTGTCTATAACTTTTTATGCAATTCTTTTGCCATATCTAAATAGATACTAGCATCTAAATAGCTGTCTGATTTATATTTTTCTGTGGTGCGTAACATCTTTAACATGACCATACATTGAGCCACTTGATGTGATTTAATATCTGCATGAAGATTATCTTTTAGAACAACAGACCATAGCATAGCCAATAGATTAAAATTAATTTCGTAGTTACCATATTCGTTTTGTTTTTGGTTTCGTAACTTACTTTTGATTTGATCTTCTAAATTTATTGGCTTGGTCATCTGATACCTCCATCTGGGTTAATTTTGCCTCTAAGGTGCTTAAAGTTATAAAAGATGTATCATCACTAGGTACATCCGTTCTAGTTTCCATTGCTAAACTTACTAAGTATTTTAATACTGAAATTTGTTCTCTACTCAACATAATACTCCTTTGTTTTTTACTCTTCTGGTGGGAAACAAAAAGCTAATAGCCTAAGTGAAAGGGAAAGTGGCTATCGCAAAAACCCACCAGAAGAATGAGATTTAATTCAATTATTAAAATTGATTTTTAAACCCTGTATCTGGTTTAGCATAAGCTGGTTTACTTGCAAAGGTATTTCCTGCAGGTTTAGCTCCTCCTCCAGATGGTGTAAGGATTATAGTTAATCCACCGATCTCATCTTTGGATGCGAACGCAGCTTGGTTATACCATTGTCCATCAGGAAATTTGCATCCAATAGTCCAATTTTTACCCTCTGGTGCGTTAGGATTTTTAGGTCCTACCATTACAGGAAGGTTGCAACCTTCTGTCCATTGTGGATTAGGTACTAAATTAACATATACTTTATTTGTTTCTGCCATTGTTTACTCCTTTTGTTGCCAATTAGTTTTGGCTGTTAAGAAAATCCATTCTGCTTTCATACTCTTGTTTGAGTACAGAAAAACCATTTGGATTTTTAGTTTTAAGATATTTAATCTGATCTGCATAAACTGTATCTTTCAAGTATTTTAATCTTGGAAGATGAATAGCATTTGCAAATTCATTTTTAATATCCTCAACATCAACCTCTCCTGCTCTTGGCTGAGTTTGATTGATGCTACCACTCGCTTTTGCTTGTGATTCTTTGGTAGACTTAAATGGTTTGGCTTCGTAACCATCCTCACTGTCTAAGCCTGTTCGTAAATTCAGTGCATTAAGAAACGCATACTTTTTTGCATAAGACATTCCGTTTCCTGAACCAAACTTATCTAAATTTCCTAGTGCAGAAGTTCCATTGATACATACAAAGTCATCTGGATTTTCTATGTCATGGATTTTCATGTTACATACTATCATTATAAAACTATCTGTTACTTGGTTCTCGTAAGTGCATATTGGGTACAGACCATTAGACAACAGAGCTTCCATAGCAACCGCTTGAACGCTGTCATGTAATAAAGGGTTAAACTTCATACCCTGAACCTTATCTGCTTTTTTCACTCCACCTGCTTCACAACAAGCCTTATGTAGTTTTTGGTATATATTTGTTTTCATTAGTTCCTTTCTTATTTTAGGTTTTTGTTAAATGGATGTTCAATAATTTCTGGAAGTTTAATCCAAAATTTAAACATTTTGTTTTCTATCTCAGACAATCTATCCAAATTAGAAATCATTATAGTTCCCAGCAATACAAAGCTGATAATCATAATTTTTATTGTTTGTTTCAATTTTTTATTTTTGTTTTGTTTTTCTTTTATCTCATGTTGCAACTGAAATACATCCACCTTCTTATATAAATCTTTATTCTTTTGGTGGATAACTCTGTTAATAGTCTGTTGGTCTATCATTACAAACTCCATAGTTTTTCTGTTATTTCATGCTGTTCTTTTGTAAGATCAGAATAATAAAAATTACTAAGATCAGGAGCTTCCACATACTGTGCCATTTTCATGGGATCACCTTTAGAAATTTCAAATAAATTTTGAATAGTAAATGCCTTGTTACATAATTGTTGGTAATGATATTCTAACCTGTCATTTTCTGGTTCAAATATTTTATATGTTTCCTGATTGACATAGCCTAAGTAAGGTTTCTTTTTTCTGTCATTGGCTACCCAGTAGAAGGCAACTTGTTTCATGTAGGTTGGTTCACACTTATCTATATCATCAGGTAGTTTCTGAATGACTGATGCAAAACCATTTTTATTTTTTCTAAAATTAACTGGTTTTGACTTCAGTTCCAGAAATGAGTCGTTACTCTCAAAATCTATTCTACCTAATATATCTAAGACCAAACCTTCTGGTTTGTGATGTACATATCGTTCACTAGATAATTCTCGTTCTCCAAACACCGCTTTGACTAACTTTAAAGTTTGTTGAATAGAGGCTTTGCACGAAGGTATCATTTCTATTCTGCAATACTCATCTCTTGCATCTTTAGGTTCATTATATTTATTTATTTTTTCTTTTTCTTCTTCAAAGATTTTTTCAAACGCTTCTGGCTTGATTTCTTTCTTATCTGCTTTGTCATAAATATATTTTGATACTATTCTTGCAGCGACATTACCACATAACGATCCGTAGTGAGCTTTATATCCCACCTTGTTTGCTCTTCGCATTTCTTGAGTGGAAGCTACATACGAAATAATATATTTTTGAATAGGTATGTTTAAACTTGATGGACTAAAATGTTCGTACCCTTGACCACCACTAAGTTTAGATCTTATTTCTTTTGCTAATTGTTCTTTCATTTTTTTCCCTTCACTAATTTGTTTCTTGTGGATAGTAGTTTTATCTATTGCTTTGTCAATACATTAAATGTTATAACCATTTTAATTAACAAACAAAGGAAGAAATGACATTAGAAGAATACAAGATTAAGAACAATTTGAGCTATTACGCACTTGGAGAAAAATTAGGCTGTCTCTCAATAAATCCTGCTGTTATGGCACAGAGATATTGTCAAGGAAAAAGATTTCCCAGACCTAAGATGATCTTAAAAATAGAAAAGCTAACAAACAACCAAGTTACTATGAGGGATATTTTGGATGAGTACATTAAAAAAAATAATTAAGTTTCCTTATCCACACGTTAAATTAACATGGTGGGACATTCAGCAATCTAATGAAGCATGGATAGAAGCTAATGATGTTGTTAAAAATGATATCGCTGTTTGTAAAGACGTTGGTTACATTTTTAAAAAAACAAAAGACAAGCTGTATCTTTTTACATCTTATTCTTATGATAAGGAAAAGAATTTAACAGTGGGGGGTTTAACTGTTTTTCCTACAAAAACTATTCAGAAAATAGAGATAATAAAATAATGGGAATAAAATTGTGGGGAGATCTAGATTTGGAAGTACAAATTAAAAAGTTAAAAGAAGAAATAGAAATATTAAATAAAGAATATGGTAGGCTACTAGAGGAAAACGAAAATCTACTTACCATTATTAATAAAATGAAAAACGATAAGGCTTTTTATAAGTAATGGCTAGGAATTTATTTTATAGCAAATCAACAGGTATGTATAACGACACTCATAGAAAATATGATGGCATTGCTATGATTGATATAGATAGTGTTGAGGTTTGTCCTAAATGTTATGAGCCTTTGGTTATCCTTGAGACTTGTTATGATAAAGGACAGAAATTTAAAGCTACAACCCTTGTTAAAATAGTCGCTAGTCGCTTAAATATACCCTGTTTTTTAGTTTTCTATAAACCTTTGGACAGTTCAACCCTAACTTTTAGAATTAAGCATATAACGACCCATGATACAGACTTTATACTTATGAATGAAGATGATTGGTTTAATGTTTTATATGACTTTCAAGAACAACATAAAAAAGTTTGTAAACATGGCAGATAAATGGCAGAATAAAGGCAGTGGCAGATCTTTTTTGCTTATGACTTATAAGTTGTATCATCATTTAGACACTATTGGTGGTGTAGATAAAGGTAACTGTTTGAATGTGATACTCTCACTATTAAAATACGCTTGGAAGAAAAACAATTATCAGTGTGGTCTAAGGCACAGTACCATTGCTGATGATACAAAACTTTCAAGGACCACTATTTATAGAACTTTGCTTACTCTTGCTGATCTTAATATTGTTAAAATGATTAAGGGAAGGTCGGGAAAAAGCTATCACATAAACGCCTTGTTTTTAAACACTGAAAAGACTACTACGTTAAAATCTGAAACATCTATGTTTAAATCTGAAACAAAGTATGTTTCAACTTTACCGACATTAGAAGAACATTATATATCATTAACCAATATACAAAAAATTATAAAAAAAGGTCTTCCAAAGGAGGATTTAATAGAAGAACTTTCTCTACTACCTCTACAAGAGTTAGAAAATGATACTACAAATGTGTGGTACTGTAAATTAGCTATTGAAAAGAAAAGGGAACTAGAAAACGATAAAAAATTAGTACCTGTTGAAAAGATACTATCATCACTAAAAAATACAGGTAAAAAAACAAACTCTGCTTATAGATATACAGTCGCTAAGAATAAAAAGTATCACATCAAACCATGGGAAAATAAAAAATGGTAGGGAGACCACAAAGGAAGGTGTACTGTCAAGGATTTACTAGAGCTGGAAGAAGAATAGGCAAGTTAATACCTTGTGGAATGAAGGGTTATCAGTTGGCAAATGGTACTTTTTACTGTAAGTATCATGGCTATCAGAATGTTAAGGGATTTAAAAAAGCAAATTACACAGATCAGACTAGGATAAAACAATTATCAAAACTTATACAATTTAAAAACTATACGAATGAACAACTCAAAATCTATTACGAAGAAAAAATCAGACCAGGAATTGATAACAATAGACCAAGCCGATACAATCTGCGAGCAACTCGTAAACGGACTGTCTTTGGGAGAAATATTAGGGGACAAGCAGTATCCATTCAGCTTGATGAAGTTTTACGGCTACTTAAAAAAAAATCCCGAACTAGAGATAAGAATATTGGAAGCTAGAAAAATGGGTGTTCAAACCCTTATAGACAAGCTGATGCAAATATTTTCTTTACAAGAAGTAGAAAACCCCAATCAAATTTTATGGATAAGAGAAAAGACTAAATTTGTTCAGTTTTTAGCGAGTAAATTAACTGATCTGTATTCGGATAATAAACCTCAACAAATTAAACAAGATCAGAATATTAATATTACTTTTGCTAGTGGTATGGAAGAAAAGGATATTTTAGATTTAGATCCTTTGAAATTTGAAGTAACAGAGGACCTAAATTCTAACAAGGAAACTGATTAACTTTTATCATCTAATTTCATAAGAATATCTATTAAAGAATCTGAATCAAAATCTTTTAATAGCTCTTTTAATTTTTCCTCTGCCAATTTTCTTTTTTGATACAAGCGGTCTTTATTTCTGGAATGTATTTCAAAATGAGCTTCGTTTAATTCTGCCATTTAAGCTACCTCTCTTTTTGACAATTCCCATTGACAATCATCATTATATATTGCGTTTGGATATTTTTCTCTAACCTGTATTTCTTCACAATCAAAACAAGTATAATTATTATGGCTATTACATAAATCACAATATTTATCTGTTTTTACATGGTCTGATATATTTTTCATTTATTCAACCTCCGTTTGTTTAATTGTTAAAAGATAATCATTATTTTTAAAATTAATTACAATATCTCTTTCAGGATTCTCACTAAGCATAGTACCTCTATCAGATCCTTCAATTAAATTGTGTTGGTCAATAAAATCTTCAAAAATTTTACTAACTTTTAATAGTTTTATTATTGGTCTTGTCATTGTTTTCCCTCTCTTTTTTGTTAAAGTTTCTTATGATTTCTAAAGCTGCTAAGCCTCTTTCGTTCATAAGATTTAAAAACATTTCTTTCGTTAATGCTCTCAAATTTTGTTTAGATACTATCATCATTATTTTATATAATATCCCCACTCGTCAATGCCTTTGAAACCAAAAAATTCCTGAAAACTTTTTACATTCCAATCTTGCATTTGTTTCTTTAATTTAAGATTTTCTTTTTTACCTATGTCGTTTGAGCTGAAGTAGAAGCTGCAGTAGTCAAATTCCGTAGCGTAATTTAACCAATCTTTTTTATCATAAATCATCATTATTTTTATCCTTTTATCATTATTAAAAGTTGATCTATGTAAGCTGAGTACTTTAAAGAAAATAACAAGCCACAAAGTATTATAACAAATAATGAGCAATCTATTATTTCAAGTATTATTTTTTTCATTTTGTTTTATCCTCTCTATTAGTTTAATTAATATGCTGATATTATCAATCTATCGCTATCAGGTATTTGTATAACAGTTGTATTCTGTTCCAAATCTTCAAGCGTTTCAATATCTTGATAATTTTTTTTTACCTCTTCAATGTTTTCATACTCGTCATACTCACAACGGAACGCAATCGGATCAAATTCCAATTCCGTGCCGCAATCTTCCTCGTATCGTTCCAAGTGTTCAAACAAGGCTTTTGTGCCTTCGTAGCTAAAGCCATGTTTAATCATTTCATCCGTAAAAGTGTATTCTGTAACTGTATCTTTCATTTTTTGTTTCCCTTCATTTTTTGTTTTAATAAATAAAGTTTTCTATCGTAGTGCGTTATCATAAGCATAGAAACAATATACAACAAAAACCCTGAAGTAATTAAAGCAATACCGCTATACAATAAAATATTATACATTAGGCAACCTCCTCAATATCAACAACATCTTGTTCAACAACTTCCTCAAATTTAAAAGCATCAGAACCAAAACTCCCCCACTTATCAAGCGATAAATGGGTTGCTTCTTCGGTGTTGTTAGCTTCTACTGTTGTTGAATAACTGTTTGTTTCCGTATGCCATACTTTATATTTTTTCATTGTTTTCCTCGCTTTCTGTTTTTATATTTTCACTTCCACAACTAGCGCAAACTTCGGTCATTATTGCCAAATCGTGCCAACTATAACTTTCATGGTTTTCTTGAAACTCTTTTAATAGTGTTCCCTCGTCAAAATTACAATCTAAGCATTTCATTTAAGCAACCTCCTTTCTTTGTTTGTTTATGCTCTCAACTTACCATATTGGTTATTATTAGATAAGTCAAGAGCATTATTTTATTAAATTAAGCCGTCTTTTTTCTTAATGATTGAATAAAAGCATTTGTTTTTTCCTCTTGCTTTTTATCCAATTCAATTTGTTTTGCTATAAATCTGGACCATTTTCCATAATCAAAATTTTCGCAATTACTTTCCGCAAAACTTGTAATAAGATTATTAACTATCACTATTGATTGCATATCTTTACTGAAATGCACTTCACTGTGTAATGTTGCTACAATTTTTGCTAATTGGTTTAAATGTTTTTTTGTTATGCTCACCTGCTTTTCATTGTAAATTAAGTTTTCGTTAACATAGTTTATTAAAACTTTGCTACCTTTGGTTATTTCATTACCTTTAGTTTCTTTACTAACTTTATGAAACATTTTAGCAAATGTCTCATCTTCCATTAATATAGAAAAGGAGCAAAGAGTTTCTCTTTCTACAATTATTGCTAGTATGTCTGATTTTCTCATTTTGTTTATCCTTTGTTTGTTTTGTTTATTAAATACACTCTAACTATTTTGGTTATATTAGTCAATATAAAAAAATGATTAAAATACTAAGTTATTGAATTTAAACATTTCTTTTTTAAAGCGTATGTTTTACGCTGTTATTAATAAAGGATTGAATAGAGTTGAATAGATAAGAGAGTAAGAGAGTTGAATAGATAAGAGATTAAAATAATCCTATTCTTAAATACATTGTTTATTTTTCCATCTCTCACAATATAACAAACGGTTTGATCTGGTTTATATCTAATGAGTACCAACTAATTATATTTTTCCGATAACGTTTACTTACAGGAACACTTTTTTGGTTATAGATTAAATGTTTTGCCTACGCTTGGACTTGTTTTTTGTTTTGCCTACCCCCCCTATACCCCATAAAACGGGTGCGGGTATTATACATATATATCATGGGATTTTTCCACGCTCACACACAGCCAGTCACCCCCTATCCACAAAACAACCCACCCCCTTTTTTTGGTAGACCTCCTTTTGTAAATAAAATAATACCATATGTATGGAGTACGATAGCAAAGACATACAATCTGTAGTATTTATAGAACCTGAAACTAACAATGTAGTTATTAAGATCACAGGTTTTCCTAACAAAGACATAGCTGATTTATATATTAGCTGGGTTATGGCAGAGTTATCTTTTGACTTTACACCTACTAGTGGAACAATAGACACCATGTTACATTAATGAATATAGTTATTCCTTATACTGCCAGAAAACATCAGAAGTTTTTACATTCTAAGATGCTAGAGAAAAGATGGTCGGTCTTAGTCTGCCATCGTAGATTTGGTAAAACAGTAATGATGATTAATCATTTACTAATGACCGCACTACAATCCAAACTGAAGAACCCTAGGTTTGCTTATATTGCACCTACCTTCAAACAAGCTAAATCTATTGCTTGGGATTACATCAAACAGTTTAGTGAGAAGATACCAGGAGTACGCTTTAATGAGACAGAGCTGCGTGTAGATTTGCCTAATGGCTCTAGGATAACCCTACTAGGCTCAGAGAACTGCGATGGTCTTAGAGGTATCTATTTAGATGGTTGCGTCATAGATGAGTATGCTAATGTAAACGATAGACTGTTTCCAGAAATTATTAGACCTGCACTATCTGACAGAAAAGGCTACTGCGTGTTTATTGGAACTCCACAAGGAATGAACAATAACTTCTATGATATGTACCAACACGCACAAAAAAATATCAAAGATTGGTTTTATTTTAAAGGTAAGGCAAGTGCTACAGAGATTGTAGATGTAGAAGAACTAAGAGCAGCAAAAGAAATCATGGGAGATAACAAGTTCAAGCAAGAGTTTGAATGTGATTGGATTGCTAACATTGAAGGTTCTGTTTATGGATCAGTATTAGAAACCATGGATAACAAAAGGCAGATCTCAAGAGTACCTTATGATCCTTCTTTGCCTGTCTCTACTGCTTGGGATATTGGAGTTTCAGACCACACAGCGATTATATTTTATCAGCAGTTAGGTTCGGCAATAAACATTGTAGATTACTATGAGGAACGAAAACAAGGTCTGCCACATTTTATAGAAGTGGTAAAGGGTAAGGAATATATTTATAAAGATCATTTTGCTCCCCATGACATAGAAGTAATGGAGTTCAGCAATGGAAAAACCAGAAGGGAAGTAGCTTATCAGTTAGGAATTATATTTAAAGTTGTGCCGAAAATTCCTTTAGAAGATGGTATACACGCAACAGCCATGGCACTACCCAGATGCTACATTGACATAGACCATTGCAAAAAATTAATAGATGCGTTAAGACATTACCACAGGAAGTACATAGATAAAAACAGAATGTTTAGATCTAAGCCTGTACACGATTGGAGTTCACACGCTTGTGATGCTATGAGGTATTTGGCTGTGGGACTTCAAGAAATTAATACTAGACAAGCTGCTCCACAAAATGTAGCAGATAATAGTTATAGGATAATATAAATATGGGTTCATTATTTTCACCAAAGATGCCATCACTACCACCAGTAGCACCAGCTCCTGCTCCACCTCCAGCAATTCCTGAAGAAATGTCAACAGAAGAAAAAGAAAGTATTGCTAAAGAACAAGCGGCAGTAGAAAGAAAAAGAAAAGGTAGAAGGTCTACTATTTTAACTGGACCTTTAGGAGATGTCAGCGAAGCTGAGATAGAAAAGAAAACTTTATTAGGATCATAACATGGGAATTAAAAAAATAATTAAAATGGCAAAAGAAATAATCAAACCAAAAAAAGCCAAAGTAAAAATTAAAAAAGAAGAACCTGTAATTTTAAAGGCAGAAGAAGTAATTAAAAAACCTGAAGTAGAACAAGAAAGAATTGAAGAAACAAAATCTACCTTAACTAGAGAAACTAATTAATATGGGAGCAGTAGCGGCAATAGCAAAGTCAGTAATGGCGAAACCAAAACCAATGCCAGCTCCAGTAGTAGCAAAACCAATGCCAGCTCCAGTAGTAGCAAAACCAATGGCTACTACTATAGCTCCAACCACAGCAGAAGTTTCTCAAAGTACAGCAACAGATGCAGATGGATATTCTTCAAGTGTTAAAACAAAACGAAAAGGAAGATCGGCAACTATTCTAACTAGCTCAGCAGGAGTAGAAGGAGATGCTACACTAGGTAAGAAAAGTCTATTAGGATCATAATGGCAAAAACAAATTTAAGTAAAAAAGAACAAGAACAAATTGCAAATGATGAATATTTTGCAGGTCTACAATCTGTTATTGACAAAGATACTGTAGCATCAAAATATTTTAACCCAGATGACATAACTTATCCTTTAATGGAAAAATCAGGAGATTATAATATTGGTGGTTTACAAATTGATTCAAGCAAGGGTTATGACAAAACCAAAGCAAGTTTAGCAAAACGTGGAATGTCATCTCTTTTAGCTTCAGAATCAAATTTTAAAAACAAAGTTAAAAATGGAAAGGATTTTGTAGCAATATTTCAAAAACCAATTTCAAATGAAAAAGACATTGCTAAATTAAGAGTTATTTTACATGAAGTAAGACATAAGGCTTTTGACGATCCAGTTAATAAAAAGTTTTTAAAATCAAATAATTTAGATGAAGAAGTCCTTAATAGATTTTTAGATCTTAAAACATTTCCATCATTAAAAAATATTATTAAAAAAGAATTAGATAATAGCTATGAACTTGGTTTTAAAGGACTAGAAGTAAAATACAAACAAGCAGCAGATAAGTTTGTTAAAGTATTTGACAAACAATCAAGAAGTTTATTAAATAAATAATATGGCAAAAACAGATTTAAGTAAAAGTTTATTAGCACGATTTGACAAGCTACAAGGTCAAAGGCAAAACTGGGAAACACACTGGCAAGAAGTTGCAGATTATATGCAACCAAGAAAAGCCGATGTAACTAAAACCAGAGCCAGAGGAGATAAACGAAATGAGATGATTTTTGATTCGTCTCCTATTCAAGCAGTAGAATTACTAGCAGCTTCCTTACATGGTATGTTAACCAACCCTTCCACCCCTTGGTTTACATTACGATTTAAAGAAGAGGATATGGATAACGAAGAAGAAGCAAAACTTTGGTTAGAGTCTGCAACAGAAACAATGTACACTGCGTTTAATCGTTCTAACTTCCAACAAGAAATTTTTGAATTATACCACGATCTAATTACCTTTGGTACAGCAGCAATGTTTATTGAAGAAGATGATGATGATTTAATTAAATTCTCAACTAGACATATTAACGAAGTGTTTATTGCTGAGAACGATAAGGGAAGAGTAGATACAGTATACAGAAGATTTAAACTTTCTGCTAGAGGTGCGGTGCAAAAATTTGGAGACAAAGTTTCTCCAGACATTATGGCAATGTCAAAAAAAGATCCTTACCAAGAAATAGAATTAATCCACGCACTTTATCCAAGATCTGATTTTAATCCTAAGAAAAAAGATAAAGCAAATATGCCATTTGAATCTGTTTACATAGAATATAAAAATGGAAACGAATTATCTGTTTCTGGATTTAAAGAATTTCCTTTTGTAGTACCTCGTTATTTAAAAGCATCTAATGAAATCTACGGAAGATCTCCTGCGATGACTGCTTTGCCTGACGTGAAGATGTTAAATGAAATGTCTAAGACCACTATTAAAGCAGCACAGAAACAAGTTGATCCTCCTTTGTTAGTGCCTGATGATGGTTTTTTATTACCTGTAAGAACTGTTCCTGGTGGACTTAACTTCTACAGATCTGGAACAAGAGATAGAATTGAACCTTTAAACATTGGTGCAAACAATCCATTAGGATTAAACATGGAAGAGCAAAGAAGAGATGCTATTCGTGCTGTGTTTTATGTAAACCAATTAATGATGCAGAATGGTCCTCAAATGACAGCAACAGAAGTCATCCAAAGAAACGAAGAAAAAATGAGACTTCTAGGTCCTGTTCTTGGTAGACTGCAATCAGAATTATTAAAACCATTAATTGATAGAGTGTTTGCTATACTACTTCGTAATAATATGTTACCAGAAGCACCAGAGTTTTTATCTGGAAGAAATGTAGAAATTGAATATGTATCTCCACTTGCTAAAGCACAAAAATCTTCAGAGCTACAATCTATTATGAGAGCAATAGAAATATTAGGATCACTAGCAAATGTAGCACCAGTATTTGATTATGTTAATTTTGATAACTTAGTAAAACATTTAGCAGACATAGTTGGTATGCCACAAAAATTATTGAAATCACAGAACCAAGTAAACTCTGAAAGACAACAAGCTCAAGCACAAGCTCAAGAGCAACAAGCAATGCAACAGATGCAACAAGTAGCACAAGCAGGAGGAGACATAGCACCATTGGCAAAAGCATTGCCAGAGGAAGCAAAGGCTTTAGTAAACCCAGAAGAGTAATAGAAAGGAAAAAACATGGAAGCAAGTAAACAAC